CGGCGTGGCGCTGGCCGACGTCGGCGCGGGCGGGGTTGCGGGTGGCCTGGATGCGCTCGAGCGATTCGGCGACACGCACGCGCTTGCCGTCGTCGGTGAGGACGAGTCGGCCGTCCTTGCGCAGCTGGGTGACGTAGCTGGGCTTGCAGCCGAGGCGGGCGGCGAAGTCCTTGAAACTGAGGTCGGAGGTGTCGGCCACGGCGATCAGCCCTTTTTGGCCGCCAGGCGGCTTTCTGCGGGGCTGGAGAGCACCGGCACTACGCCGTCCTTGCTCAGACTGCCTACGGGGCCGATACGAGCGCCGCGCAGGCCGTCGATGAGGCCGGCGCGGTGCAGTTCGCGGGCGAGGTCGTAGAGCTCGGGCAGCTCTTCGCGCAGCCGGGCGTTGAAGGCCTGGACGTTGCCCGGGGTGCAGGTGATCGGGGTGGTCATTGCGAGCTTCCTGTTTTTTGGGTTGCCGTGGAGGAGCTTTTTCTTTCTTCTCCCACCTTCTTTTTTTTAGAAATGGGGGTGTGCGGTATATGTGCGGTATGCGGTGCGGTATGGGACGGACGTGAAACCCGCATGGATGCTGGGATGTGCGGTATGTGCGGTATGTGCGGTATGAACGCGCACATGTGAGGGGAAATGCGCGCGTCTACGGTCTGGTGGTGTTGTTCGTGTACGTGCGCGGGCGCATTGATGCCGCACATACCGCACATCCCAGTAACGGCGCGGGTTTGATGCCGCACAAGATGCCGCACGCCATGCCGCACATACCGCACAGGGAGGGGCGAATCAGGCATTCGCGGTGCTCCGGTAGTCTTTGACGGCGTTGCGGAAGGCGTCGACGTGGCTGCCAATCCATTCCGATTCGGGTTTTTCGGTCGGGCGCTCGGGGTGGATGAGGCTGGTTTTCCCGGGGCCGTCGGGGCGCTCTTGCGGAATGAGGCAGACGCCGTGCGGGCCCTGGGTGGAATGGCCGTTCCACCAGCGTTTGCGGGCGGTGACCATGCCGTGCTTTTTCTCCAGCGTGTTGGTGAGCTTGGGCAGCGGCGCGGGGTGGACGCCGTTTTCGCCGCACCACATGCGGTAGAGGGCGTACAGGTCTTTGGTGAGGGCGACGGTGTTGTTGCGGATCTTTTCGATTTCGCCGCGGACCAGTGCGCGCCAGAAGCGGGTGGTGCTGTCGAGCGAGACGTCGATGAGGTCTTGCTTGGCCTTGGTCATGGGCGGCCGGCTGTGTGGGGTGAAGCCGGTGAGGTCGAGCTTGAGCAGGTGGTCGTGTAGCGCGGCAATGCCACCGTTGGCCATTTCATCGGCCACGGCGATGTAGAAGTCTTCGGGCTGTGGCGAGGGCGGCGTCCAGATGACGAGGTGGCGGCGGTCGTCGTCTTCGAGGATGACGGGGGTGGTTTCGTTGGAGAGGAAGACAAGGTTGACGTGGTTGCGCTCGGGGTAGGGATTGACGAACTTGGGGTCGACATAGACGGTGTCGCCGGTGATCAGGTCCTTGAGCGCGTTCTTGACGTGGTGCAGCTCTTTGCGGGCGATGACCTCTTCAGCCAGGATGAAGAGCCGGCTGGCCAGCCAGACGTTGCGGGGGTTTTCGACTGCGGACTGGTTGATGGTGAGGGCGTAGTCGCCATAGATGCGGCACAGCGCCTTGAAGAACTGGCTTTTGCCCATGCCTTGCTTGCCATGCACGACCACGGCGGACTGCATTTTGGCGCCGGGGTGCTGGATGGGATAAGCGATCCACTTGAGCAGCCATTGGTAGAGCTCGACGGCGTTGGATTCGGCGCTGCACAGATACCAGAGGCTTTCGAGCAGGAGTTCGCAGCTGCCTTCGCGCGGGACGGTGGGCCAGCCGCGGTAGACGTTGCAGGTAACCATGGTGTCGGTTTCGGTGGGGTCGAAGCCGACGTTTTCGATCATGGCGAACTGCCGCTCGGCAGACTCGGCCCAGCGGGCATAGACCTCGCGCGACAGGGTGAGGTTTTGCACGTCCTTGAGCTTGACGAGCTTGCGCAGGTCACGGTCGAAGACGACGTCGCCTTCGCCGTAGATGATGACGAAGCGGGCGAGTAGTTCGGTGAGGGTGTGCACCGGGCGAATGTCGACCGGCGTGCGGCCGCTGGTTCCCCCTCCCCCCCCTGGCTGTGCCGCCTGGCGGCGTGCCGGTGCAGGGGTTCGCATGCGCACGCCCTCGGCGTCGAGCGCGGCTTCGATCTGCGCGCGGACGACGGCAAGGCCTTCGCGCTTGTGGAGGTCGTTCCAGTCGGTGAGCTTGCGATTGCTTTCGACCCATGCGCGGCGGCGCTCGTCGGCGTCAGAGAAATTGGGCGCAATGACGATGCCGCCGGTGGCGAGCGCTGCGGCCCGGGCGGCTTCGATGCCGGTGTTCTTGCGCTTGTGGGGCTTGCCGCATCCGGGGCAGTTTTCTGGGGCTTCTGCGACCACGAAGCGGGTGGCGCAGGCCTTGTCGGGGCAAGTGGCGAAGGCGTCATCGTCGGCCAGATACACCAGACGGGCGTTTTTGTACTTCTTGCACAGGGCCTGACCAACGGGCAGCAGGTTGCCGGCGTCGAACGCAACCGCGACGGGCAGCGAGGTGGCCTCGTGCGGGGTGGCGGCGGTGGCGTAGCCTTCGCACACCAGGATGCAGTGTTCGGGCACGCCGCCGATCCAGTGGAACTTGCCGGCCTTCTCCATGCCCTGGGGCCAGAATTCCTTGTCGCGCCCGAGGCGGGCGATGCGCTCGGCGTGGTGCGTGCGCGACAGGATGAACTGCAGACCCCACACCTGGCCGGGGCCATCGCACATGGGGATGACCATCGCGTGCGAGACGTCGGCTTCGCGGATCTTGCCGTCGATGTCGTACTCGATGGTGGTGCCGGCCGGGGCGAAGCGCACCCCGTGGGCAGAGACGCCCTTGGCGTGCAGGTAGTCGTGGTCGCCGTCGGTGCTCAGGTCACGCCACTTGCGTTCGGCCTTCTCCGATGCGCTGCGGGCAACAGACTTGCGCAGGCCTTCGGCACGCTTGCGGTCTTCGGCCAACCTGGTCTTGTAGGCGGCTTTTTGCTCGGCAGAGAGCTCGAGCGTGCGCAGCTGCACCTTCTGGGCGTTGTTGTTGTCGCCGTACCAGACACCGAAGCTACCAACGAGGGCTTGCTCGCCGTCGGACAGGGTGATCTCGTGCAGGGAATACCAGCCGCGCTTTTCGTGGTCCCCGTCGACCTTGCAGCGCACGAGCTTGCCGGGCTGGATGGAATCGACGACCAGGCCGGCGGCCTGCAGCTGGCCGACCACGTCATGGTAATTGGTCGCCATTTCAGTGTGTCCCGACCCCGCTACCTACCCGAATTTCGAGGCTCTCCGCCCCCTTGTGCAAGTTATCCACAGAGGGGCCCCCTGCCGGAAAGTTACCCGCAGGGCGGGTGGCGAGGGCGGCGAGGTGAAGTCGACGACGACCGCGCAGGCCGCGAACCTCCCTCGAAAGGGGCGCGGGGAAATTTGCCGTCATCACCGACGGCCCTCGAGGCTGCGGCGCAGCTCCCAGTCATCGCGGCAGTCTCGGTCGCAAAAGGCTGCGCCTTCAATCGGCTCGGCGCAGTTGTAACAAACGCCGCAAGGCTTGGGGGCGTCAGGCACATGACGGCGCGCGGCGGCGATGGCGCGCTCCGTGTCGAGCTGCTCGCGTTCGGATGCCAGGTCGGCGAAGTCGGCCATGCTTACCTCACGCGGGTGATCAGGTGCGCGGCGAAGGCCACGATGTCGAACAGCGCCTCGCGCGCCTGGGTGCGCTCAGACACCGACAGCTGCCGGCCAGACTGCAGCCGCCCGAGCGTGGCGCGCAGGCGGTGGGTGGCGAGATTGCCGAACGCGGCGAAGGCCTCGCCGTCATCATCCGGGGCGCCGACGTCCTTGGCCCTGACCGAGCGCGGGATCGTCACGCAGCCGGCCAGCGCGGCAATTTCGGCCACCGCCTCGCGGCTTTGCAGGACTTCGATCACCTGCAGGAAGGCGTGCACCGTGGGCGCATGGTCGAAGTTGCTCGGCCCGAACTGGTTGCGCAGGGAATGCTCGCTGCGCTCGAGCAGCTCCGCAAGTTCGCTGATGCCGCTTTGAATGCCGGGGGTGCAGAAGCGCTTCATCGCGCGGTAGGTCGCCTGCATCACTGCGGGGAACTCGATCTTCAGCCGTTCGCTGTGCGACAGCGTGGGCTCGTCGTTAATCTCAGTCATTGCGAAACCGCCCTGCGGATCGGGTGTGCCGCCCCATAGCATGGAGGCATGCACACAGTTGAAAAGGAGGCGCGCTCCATGCAGCTAGAATCCGGGCTCTCACACACCATCATCATCACCACAGGAGCACACCATGAAGCTCAAGACCATCACGCTCGGCGAACTCAAGGCCGACCTGGAATGGCTAGAGGCCTTGCCCGACGACCGGACGCCGGCCGTCATCAACATCGAGTTCGGCGAGCTTTACGAGATCACGCACGACTTCGACTCCGCCGACTGATCGCAGCGCGGCAAGCGCGGCACCCTGCCCTCGCACCACTCGCGCAGCATTCGGGAAACGTCCTCGGCGCGCTTGACGCTGCGATAGACCTCCATCGGCGCGCCGTTGGGCGCGAAGATGGCGAGCCGATAGCCGTGCTTGGTCACATCAATGCTGGCGATGCAGCCTGTGCGGTCGTAGTCGTCGCCGGCGTAGGACGGGTCGGGGTTCTTGGACGAGCCGTCGCCGCGCGTGGCACAAACGTGGATCGCCTGAACAAGCGCTGCCCGGTCAGGCGGCAAATGGCAAGGAACAGACATGGATCAAACCCTCAAGCTGGTTACCAACAACACCCGAGCGCAGATCGAAATTTCCGGCACGCTCGACGCTGCGCAAGTAGAAACGCTCATCTCCGACCTTGCCGAGCTGAGGGCGAGCATGACGCCCGCCGTCCCTATGGAGCGGCCCGGCCCGGGCGAAGGGGCCGAGCGCGTATCCATGCAGGACGAGCCCTCAATCATGGCCGTGCCCCTCAAAGACGGACGCATCCGCTTCTGGCTGCGCAGCCACGGCTTCGGCTGGCTTGTCTTCAATTTCACTCACCGGCAATGCGCCACGCTGCGCGACTTCTTCCAAGTGCACGCCAGCCACATAGACGCCGGCCCCAGCCTCTTCCGCGATGGCAACAGCGGCGGGAACACTCCGCACTGACATCACGCCACCTCCCGTTCATCGCCCGTTTTCACGCCGCCGCCCTGCGCCGGCGCGACGGTCTGCCCCGCTGCGGCGGTCGGCGATGCCGTATTCGCCCCCTGCCCAGATGCGGGCAGGGGGCGGGGTCGGGAAGGCGCGGGCGGGGGCTCTTGGGGCGGGCGCATGCCCTTGCTCACGAAGTAGTCGGCGAGCTTTTGCACCGTGTGCACGGACGGTTCCTTCACCGTGCATTGGGCGATCTTGGCGACGGTCGAGAACGGCACGCCGGACTCGCACGCCACCTGGCGCTGCGGGATCGCACGCGATCGCAGGCAGGTCAGGACGTATTCGTAGAGGTTGAGCGGTTCCATGGGCGCTGATACTAGACCCATATACGGGTATTCGCAATACCCGCACAACGGTTTCCCCTTGCAAGAGAATCCGCATATGGATATTTCAGACACCATATCGGCCAACCTCAGCGCCTGGATGGCCGCCGCGCCCGACCTCGACACACTGAAGAAAGTGGCGGCGAAGTCGGGCGTTGGATTCGAAACCGTGCGCCGGGCGCGCAATGGCGACGGCAACATCACCGTCGAAAAGCTCGCGGCCATCGCCGCCGCCTTCCGCCAGCCCCCGGCCGCGCTGCTCACGCCTGCGACAGAGGGCGAAGCCGGAGCCCTGCCCCCTTCGCTCGCTATTCAAACAGCATCAAATCGGCCACAATCGCAGGTGGTGCCGCTGTCGGCCTGGCCCTTCCGGCGGATCGACGCGGCGCGCTTGCTGGCCCTGCCGGCCGAAGAACAGGCCTTCATCGAGGGGCAGCTACTCGCCGCCATCAACGATGCCGAGACACGGACCGGGAAACCGCCCGTGTCGGACGCCCAATGCGGGTAGCCCGGGTGTACCCGTTCCGCAGACCACGATAACCAAGAGAGGCGGAAGGCTTATGACATTGATCGCGTGCAAAGAGTGCAGCGGGTCGGTCAGCACCCATGGCTGCACGCCCGGTCCACCGCCACGGCCGGGGGCGCTCCGGCCTAGCCTAACCCGCCGCCCAGCCGGTTTCTACACGGGAGAATCCAATGTCCGCTCTATCGGTTCTGCGTTCCCGCATCGCACAGGAAAACCTCGCCCGCCTCTCGCGCATGAACGCCGCCCGCCTGGGCGACCGCCAGACCGACGAGCTTATCGGCCTGACGCGCATGGCGCTGGCCGATGGCGTGCTCGAGCAGTACGAGGCTGAGTTCCTGCTGCGCTGGCTCGACGTGAACGAGCATGCCCGCAGCGCCTGGCCGGGGCGCGTCATCCACGAGCGTCTGTGCAAGGCGCTGGCCGACGACGTGCTCGACGCCGAGGAGGAGGCAGAGCTGCTGGAGCTGCTCGCCCATGCGATCGGTGGCGCAGAGCCCGAGACGCAAGCCTCATCGCGGCTGCCGCTCACCGAGCCGCCGCCGGCCGTCAGGTTTGCGGGCCATCGCTTCTGCTTCACCGGCAGGTTCTACAGCGGCACGCGCGCCCAGTGCATGCAGCAGACGATCGAGCGCGGCGGCGAGGCCACCGACCGCCTCACCCGCGACGTGCATTACCTGGTGATCGGGCAGAACGGCTCACTCGACTGGCTGCACTCGACACACGGCCGCAAGATCGAGGCGGCGCTGGCCTTCAACGCCAAAGGCTGCCGAGTAGCGATCATCGACGAGGAGTGCTGGATAGCGGGCCTGGAACGATAGCGCGCCACACCGAATAATAGGGATATTCAATCGCGCGCCGGGATGAACGGTGATAGATTCAGCGCGTCCTGCAAGGGAGGCAAGAAGCCGCCAATGAAGTGGCTTTTTTTCGTGTCATCAACCTCGGGAGAGAGTCATGCAAGGCAGGCACAAGGGCGTTACACGAGCGCTGGTACTCAAGGCCAACGAAGCCATGCTTCGATCCGCTACACACCCCGCCGGGACGGATGGAGCAAAGGCGCAGGAAACTGCTCGCCGCCATCGTCTGACGGGCGATCAAATCAACAGCGCATATGCAGCCGCAATGAGGCAACTAAGCGCCGCGTGATGGCTTCCGGCTACAACCATATGTTCGACAAGCTAGTCGAGGACGACAATGATTTTGTCGGTATGGTCGCCTACACGCGCTACAAGCGGCAGAAGGTCGAGTGGCTGAAGAAGTTCGAAGCCGACCACGGGCGTGCAGCGACTGACGATGACGTTACGCAGGGGTTTTCAGCCTTTTGCGGCATGGAGTCGCAGATTAGCGCTTACCGCGAGCAGGCGATCGACTTGATCGACAACTTCCTCGACATCGCGCTCAACGAGCAGATCGAGGAAATCGGCGCAGAGATGCACAAGGACGCCATAGTCCAGGCAGTGAAGCGCCCATTCTGGCTGTCGGTGGCGGATAACGTTACCGCCGGTCTCGTTGCATCCCTCGTCACCATGGGGGCGGCTGGGCTCGTGTGGGTCGCAGCAAAGGGCCCCGAAAATCTCCTCAGGCAGGCGCTGGATCACTACCTGCCCCCGGCATCACCCCCATCCGCCGCTCCGCCTGCATCCGCGCAGTAACTGTCTGCGCTACCGGGAAAGCGTTTCGGCGCGAGCCCTGCGAGCACAGCTCTGTGCCCACGCGGTTTCGCGCTGATCAACTCCTTTAATCAGGGTTCTGCAACCCGCCGCCCGCGCACCGCCCTTTTGTGCCCAGCCTCAGGCGTGATGCGCGGCCTGCGGGCGCAGCTCCAGCCCCAGCGCGTGCATGACTTTGAGGATGGTGCCGAAGCTGGGGTTGCCCTCTCCGGATAGGGCCTTGTAGAGGCTTTCGCGCCCCAGCCCGGTGTCTTTGGCGAGCTGCGTCATGCCGCGCGCGCGGGCGATGTCACCCAGGGCGGCGGCGATGAAGCCGGCGTCGTCGCCCGCCTCGTCCATGCAGGCCTGCAGGTACAGCACCATGTCTTCCTCGGTCTTGAGGTATTCGATGGTGTCCCAGCGGCGTAGTTTGAGTGCGCTCATGTGCCCCTCCGTCACAGTTGCCGCGCCAGTTCCAGCGCGGTCTTGATGTCCTTGCCCTGGCTCGCCTTGTTGCCGCCCGCCAGCAGGATCACGATTTCCATGCCGCGCTGCGTGTAATACACGCGGTAGCCCGGCCCGTAGTGAATACGCATCTCCGAAACGCCCTCTCCGACTGGCGCACTGTCGCCGAAGTTGCCTAGTTCCGCCCGGCGGATGCGCGCCTGGATGCGCTTTTCGGCCTGCTTGTCGCGCAGCGCGACAAACCATGCATCGAACACTTCGGTGGTGTGGATGGCTTTCATTGGGCTGATTGTAGAAAACAGGATACACCACGTCAAGCCAGCCCGCCCGCGAGGCGGGTTTTGGGTGCGGGAATTTATTTCGCCCTGAATACCCGTATATGGGTTGCATTAGCACCCGTACATGGGTATTCTTGCCCCATCGCAGCACCACTGAGGCGGCCCAGCTCACCGGGCCAAGTCTGGAAAGCCGGGTATCTCCCGGCAGGGATGGGCGATGCAAAGCCAAACCGCCGAGGGCCGAACCATGATCCGCACCGTCACCCCAGAAGAAGCCGCCGTTCTCTCACACGGCTGCGCCCCGCTGCTGGGTACGCCCGACCGGGCGGTGATCATGGTCGGCGCGGATCTGCGCGAAATCTGCCGCGTGCATGTGTGGCGCCAGGACTGGCTTGCCGCGGACGGGCGCAGCGTGAGCCACGTGGAGATCCGCGTGCCGGCGATGGGGGTGGTGTTCATCGATGACCGGAAGACCCACTTCGAGTTCAGCCACAAGGGGCTTTTCGTCAATCGTGACGTGGTGGGCGTGAACGCCTGGGAAGACGCCCGGCGCGAGATTCACGCCTGGATTGAGCGTCAGATCGGCTACACCTGCCCGCTGATGGCGAGTAACCACACGAACGGCGGCTGGTTTGAAGAGGCCGAGTTCGTGATGCGCGACCGGCCTGTTCCGAACCTTTGCTTCGATCACGAAGACAACTTCGCCCCGATGCTGCTGCGGGCGTATGCGAGCTTCGTGTCAGAGCCGGCCGGTGCGCAGGATGTCGACGAACTCGGCCTGGCTGACCTGGCGGACGAAGCGCTCGACGTAGCGGTCGCAGTCCCATTCGAGCAGGCGGAAGCGGACGAAGCCGGCGCGGATCTGGTGCTTCTCGACGACGTCGGGCTCGGCGTCGATGACGGAGAGCAGGCGGCAATTCAGCGCTGCGGTGCCTGCAACCATCTCGCGGGAGCAGAGGCAATCGGTGGTGCGGAAGGCGTAGGCCGGGGGGTTGCCCTCGGTCCACGTCTGGACCTTGCGCTTGATCTCGGTTCCGTCATCCAGCTTGACCTTTTCGATGCGGGTCGTAAGGGCAAGGTCGAGCGCCGCGCGAAACCCCCAATAGACCGCATAGGCCCAGCCTTCGACCGCGCCCCCGACAAACTTCACCGTGGGGGAGCGCCGCCGGGCGTTGCGCGCTGTTACGACAGGGGTTGCGTCTGATTCGAAGTCCGCTTCGATCTTCATGCATGCCGCTCCTATATGCAGATTGCAGATTAACCGAGATACCGCGCCGCATCCACCGGGAGCCAACCCATGAACCGCACCCTCACCGTGAAGCACACCGCAGACCGCCACGGCCAGCCGCTGGCCTGGATCGAGAACCTGCCCGGCGAGGGCGCCGAGTTCAGCGCCGCGCAGTTGCGCATGCTGGCGCGCACGCTCGAGGCCATCGCCGACGAATGCGACCGCGGCACCGGCGTGCGGTACGTGGTGAAGGCCATCTACGACATGCAGGGCGGCCGCAAGGAGGCCTCGAAATGACCGCCACAGAACATTCAGCCCAGCAGGGCCAGCAGGCGGGAAGAGCGGTCTTCGGGAAAGCAGGCCGATTCGTCGAGCCCACGTTCGCGCACGACGTCGTTGTAGGCGAGGCGGCGCAGGGGCTCGGGAACGATGACTTCATCTTCTGCGGCCAGGGTGGCGTAAGCGTCCGCAAGGGCTTCGTCGCTGGTGGTGCGCGCCCTGGCGAAGACGCTTGCGTACTGCTTGCGCTGCGCCATCGAGCGCGCCGCAAGCCCCGCCGGGCGCAGGGCGAACTCGACCGCCTGGAGCAGGGCGAAAACCGCCCCAAGCGCGAGCGCAAGCCGGCTGTTTTGCGCGCCGATGGCGCCGATGGCGCCCGAGCCTGCAAGCAGGGCGGCGAGGCGCACCGCGGCGTCGATTCGGCGCCACATGCGGGCGTGGCGTTCGAGCACGCGGGCGGCGTAGCGCAGGTTGAACAGGGTGGTCTGGCGAGGGTCGGGCATGGCGGGGCTTCTCCTATTTCGGGATTGGCTGCACCGGCGTCGGCGCAGGGGTGGGCGCGGGCTTCGGGGGGAATTGTGTCCGTGCCGAATCGATTATTTCCATGGCGGTTCCTTGTGAATGCGGTTGATGGGCTGTCCGTGCGGGACGCGCCCATTGTAGCGAGGAACCGCCGCCCTTATTCCGTTGGCAACCCCTCGGTTGCCGGCACCGGCGCGGCGGACGCCGCTTTTACGGAGGCCTCGAAATGACCCCGACTCTCGACCAGCAGGCGCTCGACCGCCTCGCCCGGCGCTTCGAACGCGACCTGAAGTTCGCCCGCCACTCGCCCCGCGAGCAGCGCTGGCTGCCCTTCGCCGACGACGCAGAGCGCGCCGAGTTCAAGGACGCGACGATCGGCTTTGCCGCCTTCGTGGCCTTTATCGCTGCGCTGATCTGGCTGCCCAACCTGATGGCGCTGATCGAACGCCTGGTCGGCGTATGACCGCCCGGCCGCTCCCCGATCTGCTTTTTCTCCTCAACCCTGGACCGCATCCCATGAACGCACCTCACGAACTCCCGCCCCGCCACCGCATCGGCGGCGCACTGCCCGGCCAACCGGCCGAGGCGGCATCCGCCGCAAGCTACGGCAACGCCGCGCCCGACTTCCTCCTCGAGGCGGCCGACGCCATCGACCACCGCGCCGCCGAGCGCGACCACGCCGGCGGCGAGCGCTCGATGATGCGCGCGGTGGACATGTTCAACGCCTGGCGCGGGGCCGAGGGTTCCGCGGACGCCCTGCACGAGACCGACGGCTGGGTCTTCATGGCCCTGCTCAAGCTCTCCCGCGCACGCGGCGGCAGCTATCGGCGCGACGACTTCGTGGACGGCGCGGCCTACATCGCCCTGGCGGGCGAATGCGCGCACGCCTACGCCGAAATCCCTTTCTGAATACCTCGCAACCCCGGCCGGCGGTGGGGATGTAACACCGGCACACCGTGACGTGGTGACGAGCGCCTCCCACCCCGGCTCCGGCCGGGGAAATGCGGCGGGCACGGTGCGACGGCTCGGAAAGACGAGCAACCAATACGCCCACGCCTGCAGGGCCGATGCAGGCACCGATGAGACAGGAGCACCGACATGGCAACACGTCCCTTTTTCGACACGCTACGCGAGATCCGCCACGGCCAGATTCTGGACGACGCAGCGGATGAACTGAGCAAGGCGGTCCGCGCGGTCGACGAGACCGGCAAGGCCGCCAAGCTGACGATCGAACTCCCCATCAAGCCGGCGGCGAAGATCCCCGGCACGTATGTGATCAGCGACAAGGTGCGCGCCAAGCTGCCCGAGCTGCCGGTGGGCGAGACGATTCTGTACGGCACCCCCGAAGCCAACCTGCAGGCGCGCGACCCGCGCCAGGCCGATCTTGAACTGAAGGCCGTGCCGTCCGAATCCGTTGCCCCCGAGGCGCTGCGCAAGGTCGGCTGACCGGCACCGGCCCCTTTTTCACCCCGGCGCGGCGCGCGCCGGAACACTCACCCAGCACAGGATCACCATGAACGAACACGTCCTCACCACCCAGCCCGGCGCCCTGGAGCACTTCGAAACCATGGCGCGCAAGCCCTTCGCCATCGACCCCGAGCGCATGCTCTACGCCGTGCCCACGGGCTACGAAATCGACGACCGCTCGAAGCTGCTGCCCACCCCGGCGCGCAAGTCCGGCACCACCGCCCTGCACGACGTCGACAGCTTCGTCGCCCAAGTGAAGCGCCACGGCAGCCTGGCCGAGTGCGTCGTCTATGTCGATGCCGACTATGCCGCGCAGCGTGTGAATGCCGTGGCCGTGTTCAACGACCACGGCGAAGACGGCGCCGGCTGGCGCGACCACCGCGCCACCTTCACCCCGCGCTTCACCGAAGAATGGAAGCGCTGGGCCGCGCAGACCGGCAAGGCGATGAAGCAGTCCGAGTTCGGCTTCTTCCTCGAAGCCAACCTGGCCGACATCGCCACCCCGGCCGGCGGAGACATCCTGGCCTTTGTGCTGACGCTGCAGGAGACGCGCAAGGTGAAGTACGGCAGCGCCGTGAACCTGACCAACGGCATGGTGCAGCTGGAATTTACCGAAGAAGGCGACAGCGCCACCAAGGGTCGGCTCGAGGTGTTCCGCGAGTTCACGCTGGGCATCCGCCCCTTCGCCGGCAGCGAGGCCTACAGCCTGAAGGCGCTGCTGCGCTACCGCATCGACCGCAACAGCGGCGAGATCGCGTTCTGGTTCGACCTGCAGCGCCCCGACCGCGTGCTGGAAGACGCCTGCCGCGCCACCGTGGAGCAGATCCGCAGCCAGGCCGGGGTGCCGCTGCTGTTCGGCACCCCGTAAGCAGCCCCCACACAGACGACGCCCCTCACGCCGCCCTGCGGCTGAGCTTTGGAGGCGGGCCCGGAGAGCGTACCCGGGCACCCATGCGCATGGCGGCTTGCCGGCCGGGCCACGCGCCAGCCGCCAGCCGCCAGCCGCATGAGCCCAACCGAACCGAGAGCCACGAGGACCACGATGAGCACCACAACCGCACCCCCCGCCGCTACCGTAGAACAAGCCCTGGCCGCCGCGCCCGGCATGATGACCGTGCCCCAGCTGCGCACCAAGACCGGCCTGGACGAAAAGACCGTGCGTGCCGAACTGCGCCGCCTGGCCGGGCTGGGCCAGATCGAGCACATCCCCGGCCGTGGCCGCTACGACGGCCGGTATGGGCTGACTACCACTCGGGCTGAGGGCGGTGAGGCGGACGTGAAGCCGACGGCAAATCAATCAGCGGAAATTCCCCTGGATGATTCGAATCAAGGGGTTGCCGCTGACCTCGGCGACAACGCCGACCCTGAACCCGGTGATGATCTGACGACGCGCGCGGTGAAGCTCGCTGTGCGAAATCACAACAAGCGATTGGATGCGCAGGCCGAGGAGTTCAGCCTGCTCGGCGTGATCGCCGAAATTCGCGCCGCGATCGGCGACCACGCCGGCAAGATCATGCTGGGCGAGCTCGCCGAGCACATCCGCGCCCGCGCCACGCTGCTTGAGGCCGAGCCCGCGGCGCTGCGCGCGGAGATTGCCAAGGCCAATGCCGAGCTGGACGAGATCCGCGCCACACTGCACGAGCGCATCGGCGGCGAGATCGACCCCAGCGACATGAGCGAGGCCGAAATCGCGCGCGCCGCAGCGCTGGTGATCGACCGCCACGACGACGAGCTTCTCGCGCAGGCGGGAACGATCATCGAGCAGCGTGCGCTGGTGGAGGATCTGCGCAGCGAGATCGATCGACTGAAGAGCGAGGCCGTCGCCATGGATACGCTCGAAGCGGCCATGCCCGGCTTCGGCGCCGCATGGGATGCGCAGCAGAAGGTCGCCGGGTACCTCGTGCGCGCCCCGAAGCGGCCATTGCGCGCCTTCACTAAGTCCGAATCCGCCCAGGCCGCCGCCATGGCAGCCGCACGCAACGGCTGCGGCCGCGGCGAAGTGTTCGCACTGGTGCCGGTCGGTGCGGCAGTGCGCTGCGCCGAGTGGAGGTCGGCATGAGCGACTTTACCCTCGCCCTGCTCAATCTCGGCCTGCGCCCTCAGCCGGACCAGGCGCGCGGCCGGGTGATCGCCGCGCGCGACCGCGACGAGCCCATGACGGCCGTGGAGCGCGGCGCGGCGTCGCGCCAGTGGGTACTCGAAATCCTGCGCCTTGGCGGGCGGCTCTCGGTCAACGACCTGAGCGACAAGACGAGCCTGTCCCGGCAAACGATCGCGCACCACCTGCGCATGCTCGAGCTCGTGGGCCTGTCCGAAGTGGTGCCGGTGCACGGGGCCGGAAACGGCCGCCCGCGCCTGCTGTGGCAAGCGGCCAGCGGCGAGTCCGCGACCAGGGAGGCGGCATGATCCGCAGCGAAATCAAGGAGCGCCCGATTCTGTTTTCGGCGCCGATGGTGCGCGCGATTCTTGCCGGCAGGAAGACGCAGACGCGGCGGATGGTGAAGGGCCGTCACATCGACGCCGCCCCGCCGGCATGCTTCTTCCAGTGGCTGCGCGAGTACTGCCCATACGGGAAGCCCGGCGATCGCCTGTGGGTGCGCGAGGCCTGGTGCCCAATTTACCCGCAAGACCACCACTACAACGGCGGTCGGCCGATCGAAATCGACTACGCGGCATCGCATAGCCGCGAATCGTACCAGTGGCGCGTGATGGATGATTCCGGCTCTCGCCGCTGGAAGCCATCGATCCACATGCCCCGCTGGGCCTCTCGCATCCTACTGGAGATCACCGGCGTCCGTGTCGAGCGCCTGCAGGACGTCAGCGACGCCGACGCGCTGGCTGAAGGCGTCGCTCAGATCGTCCGCGACAGCCTGCCCACGGCGCAGCAGTGCGGCGAGTATGACGTGATCGAGGCGGACGCCGTCGATCTGTACCGCGATCTGTGGGAGCAGATCAACGGTCCCGGGGCATGGGACGCAAACCCGTGGGTGTGGGTGGTGGAGTTCCGGAGGATCGAGCAATGAACCGCCGCCGCCTCCGCGCCCGCCCCACCATCGCCGACATGGCCAAGGCCTTCGGCTGCGTCGACGCGATGCTCGACAAGCTCAGCCAGGGCTGGATTCACGAGATCCAGGGGCAGCCGGTGTTCAAGAACCCCGCCGACGAAACCTGGTACGACATCCCCGCCGCGCTCGCCGGCTGGATCGATCTGTGGCAGCGCATCGTCGTGAAGCGCTCACTCGACATCGACCTGAAGCCGCTCGCCAAGCTCGCCGCGAAGCTGAACCACGGCGTGCCGCTGCAGCCCGCCGAAGTCGTGGCCTGCGTTGAGATCGTCACCGCCTGCAAACGGGCCTACCGGCGGATGGACGTCTATGAGATCAGCAGCCTCGTGCGGACGCAGCTGATCGCCAACGAGGTGGAGTTGCGCGGGCTGACGGGGGTGGAGGCATGACCAACATCGTCTATCGCATCCAGGGCGCCGACGGCAGAGGCCCTTGGAAACCCGGGTTTTCTCGCCACTGGGTTGAGGACCGCGACGACCATGGCCTGCTGATTCCGTGGTACCGGGAGTTCGGCCGCGTCGATCAGCGCGCCATCGTCGGGATGCACGTCGGTTGCGGCTGCCGCACCGAAGAGCAGTTGCGGCGTTGGTTCACGCCCACCGAGTACGCGCGCCTCGTGGAGTTCGGCTATCGCGCCGTGCGGATGAAAGTCGGCCGAATCCTGGCCGAGTCGAACATCCAGTGCGTATTCGAGCGGGCGAAGCCGCTGCGTCGGGATGTCGAGCCGATCGAGCTGTATGCACACGCGGTCAAGGTGACGGCATGAAGCGCGACGAAATCGACGTGCTCTGGCAGCGCGCAACCCTGGAGTCCGTGAAGGCCGGGGGGCAGTACACCAGATACCGCTTCGCGGAAATGGTCGCGGAGGCGGAGCGGGATGCGTGCGCGAAGCTGTGCGACGAGCTGGAGCAGCACTGGTGCGACTACAAGGACGCGGCGCTACTCAATGGCGAAGTCGATCTATCCAACGCGACATCGGGCGAACCCCGAGCGGCCAGAGCAATCGCCGGCGCCATTCGCGCGCGAGGTGCCGCATGACCCCCGAGCAACGAGTCGACGCAGCGCTCGACGAAGTGCTGCGCGCGGCAGGATCGGCACTCAGGAACTACACGCTACCGAAGTCGCTGGCAGACATGCGCTCCGCGATGCGCAAGGCAATGTCAGATGCGTATATCCAGGGGTCGATCGACTGCTGGGCGGCGCTGAAGGGCGGGAACGACTGAATTAGCCGGCAGAACTGGAGACAACGATGAAATTTGACGTGTGGTGCCCAGACCTTGGCAGCGGCCCCGAAGAAGCTCGGGTGTTCGAGGCGTTCGACGCCGAGCACGCCGCGACTGAATGGGCGGACTGGCAGGATGGCTACAGCGCCGACTACTGGATTGTCGGCGGACAAGATGCGCGGGTTTGCGTCCGAACGCACGGCGGCGGGGATGTGCATGAGTTCCTCGTGCAAGGGCGAATGGAGCGGGCCTACAGCGCACACGCCTTGCCGGCTAACGCTAGAGGTAAGGCGACGTGACTGAGCGCAGCGAAGGAGCGGTCGGCTTGACCGACTTGTTATCCGCGTGCGGCACCATCTTCGACAACGACCGAAGCCCGCCTCACGACCGGCATGGCTGCCGACTTCCTGCCGGGCACGACGGGCCTCACGAGTTCGTCGATACGCAAGGCGTGGCGTGGCGATGGGAAACGGATTGGGAGTGCGACTGCGAGCACTGCATGCGGTGTGAAGGCGACTACTGCTCGATCTACTGGCGAGCGGATAACGACTAGCGTGAGCGGACCCAAAAAGCGCAGCTTTTTGTGGTCCGCTCGAGGCGACAGTTGGAAGGCATTTTTTCGGAGACGGACATGAAGGTTGCAAGAGCAGAACGGCAGGACTTGGACGCGGCAATGATGCTGCTTGGCCTGCTCGACAACATTGACCGCGGCTACTACCCGAGCAACGGCGAGGGCCACGAGGACGACGAACCAATGTGGTTCGACGAGGACGACCCTGAGCACCTCGCGCAATTGTGGCGGCGCCTGAAAGCCTGCCTCGATGCCGCACCCGGCTTTCAGGGCCGCGTGATCTTCGGCGCCGCCACGCTGATGGACCCACGAAACGAAGTGATTGACCCGGAAGACGATGCCATTTCGCTGCACCCAAAGCTGGAAGCCGCGCTGCAAGACGCGAAACGGCTGGACTGGCTCGCGGACCCTGCAAACCCCGTGGGCAACGTGCAACTGCCGGTAGAAGCCGTGACGGCCAACCTGCACAGCCTGCGCGATGCGATCGACGCGGCGATGGCGATGCCTGCCAACGCCTGAATTCAGCGAGCGGCGAAGCCGTCCGCTGGAATGTGGAGTTGTGCGGCATTGGAGATGACGATGGAGCCACGGATTGTTTGCCAGTTTTCGTGCGGCGCGGCCTCGGCGGTGGCGACGAAGCTCGCGCTTGCCCAGTACGGCGACCGCTGCGAAATCATCAACGCTTACTTGCGGAACGAGCACCCCGACAACCGGCGATTTCTCGCCGACTGCGAGCGGTGGTTCGGCCGGCCGGTAACGGTACTGCGCGACGAGAAGTTCGGCGCTGACATTGTGCAGGTGTTCCGGCGCAAGCAGTACATGAAGGGCATGAGCGGCGCGCCGTGCTCGCGTGAGTTGAAACGGAAGCCTCTCGATGCCTGGAAGCAGCCCGGCGACGTGATGGTTTTCGGCTACACGGTCGAGGAAACCGACCGGCTGGAAGACTTCCGCGAGCGCAACCGCGAGCGCCCGGTGCTGGCGCCACTGATTGACGCTGGCCTGGGCAAGGAGGATTGCAAGGCGATGGTGCAGCGCGCCGGGATTGAACTGCCGCTGATGTACCGGCTTGGCTACGACAACGCCAACTGCATCGGCTGCGTGAAGGGGGGCGAGGGCTATTGGCGGGCGATCCGCGAGGACTTCCCGGACCAGTTCGAGGAACTGGCTGCCGTGCAGGAGGAAATCGGAGAAGGGGCATTCCTGTTCCGCAACCGGCAAACCGGAGAGCGGTACAGCCTGCGCCAAATCCCGCCCGGCCCGGCCCGTAGAAACGAGGCGCTGCCGGCGTGCTCGTTCTTCTGCGAGATGGCAGAAATGGAGTATGCGGCATGACCACATGGAAGCCCGACCCGCAGACCTACGAGCAGGCGCTACACGAGATCGGATGCCTCGAACAGCAGGTGGCCGATTTGCGCGAGCAACTAGCGGAAGCGCACAGGCAGATTGCGGCATTGGCCGAAACGACAGCCGCTGAAGTGACGTACAACCGCTGAGCTAAGCGGCCGGCACGAAGCGCAGCGAAGTGACGGTCGCGCTTGAGCGTTGTGTTGGCAGGCGCCGCAACCACGGAGTAATGACGATGGACACGCAAGACCCGAGCAAAGACAGGCCGGCATGCTGCCGGTGCAACTGGTGGAGCTTCCTGAACAGCGTAACCGGCCAATGCCGCCGGATGCCGCCGGCTGCGCATTTCGAGGACGGCCACTACTGGCCGATAACCGGCCGGGCGGATTGGTGCGGGGAATTCCAGACCACGTTCTCGGCCGCGTGCAGTCGCGACGAGCCTGCCAACGCATAGCGTGAGCGGACCCAAAAAGCGCAGCTTTTTGTGGTCCGCTCGAGGCGACAGTTATCTGGCTGCAACCACGGAGTAACGATGCAAACAACCGCACAGATTCTCGGCAAAGCGCACAGGCTTTGCGACTGGCTCAGGACAGACGCAGCAACGAAACAGACCGGTGTGAGCGGCGCCGCATTGGCTTGGGGTGTGACTGACGCGTCAAAGTGGCACATCGGGGACGTTTCTGAACTCCCAAAGATTGCGGATGACTGCAGCGACTACCCCCCGCTGCGCATGCCGGCCTCGACAATGCTCATTGAGTACGAAACAACAACACGCATGGCAGACGGGCGAACCGAAGCCGTGACCGGGTTCTGCTTGTGCCGCGACGGCAGCGATGAAGGCGTGAGCGGCATTGATGTTTTCAGCTTTGTGCGCATCATCGGCCGGTTTGGCTTTGCTGGCGGCGGACGGCTGCACTTAGATAGGACGGTGTCGCTTTTCAGGCCAACCGAAGAACTGCCACGAAAGATGCACGAATCCGCAGTGGCCAATGCCGCCACGATCGTTGGGCAAACCCTCCTGCTGTTGAGCTGCACGAACGTGCGGAGCGTGGATAACGTGCCGCCTGCGGCCCTGAATCGCAAGCGAACGAAGACCGGCAAGCCGCCGCTATTCACCTACAAGACGTTGCACGTGATTGCCGGCGAGCGAGCTTGCCATGGGAACCAGCGCGAACAGGACGACGAGGCGCGCAGAAGCCCGCGCCTTCACTTCCGGCGCGGGCACGTGCGACGTATCGGCGACGGCCGGATTACGTGGGTGCAGCAGTGCATGGTTGGGAACAAGCGGCTCGGCGTGGTTGAGAAGGCCTACGCGCTGGAAGCCAGATAACTCCGATTAACAGAGAGAAATCGTCGGTTAACGTTCCACGACCACCCGGAAACCCTTGCCATGCTTGAAACCATCGAACGAAATGCGACACCCGCTCACGCGGCACAGCAGCCCGGGCTGATGGCTCACGTGCGCGAGACGCTCCGGGTGAATCGCTACGCGCTCTCGACCGAGCGGAATTACTGTCACTGGATCTGGCGCTTCGTGCTCTTCCACGGCAAGCGCTCCCCACGCGAGATGGGCGCCGCTGAGGTGGAAGCCTTCCTGTCACACCTCGCAGCCGCGGAGAATGTGAGCGCGAAGACCCAGAATCAGGCCCTGCATGCGGTGCTGTTTCTCTACAAGCGCGTGCTCGGCATCGACCTGCCGTGGATCGACGGCATCACTCGCTCCCGCGAAAGCAAGCGCATCCCGGTCGTGCTCACGCAGCGGGAGACACAGGCTCTGCTCCGCCAGGTGCATGGCACGTCCGGGACGATCATCAAGCTGCTGTACGGGACCGGGATGAGGCTGCTCGAAGGACTGCGGCTTCGGGTGAAGGATCTCGATCTCGAGCGCCGCGAGATCATCGTGCGCCAAGGGAAGGGCGACAAGGATCGTGTGACGATGCTGCCGGCCTCCCTCGTCGATGAGCTCCGCGACCATCTGCAGGCCCGCCGGGTGATGCACGACAAGGATCTCGCCACCGGCCACGCCGACGTCGAGCTTCCCGACGCGATCGAGCGCAAGTACCCGGCGGCGGGCTCACAATGGGCATGGCAGTACGTGTTTGCCGCGGCGACCTACAGCACCGACCCACGCACCGGTGCCTATCGACGCCACCACGTCGGAGAGTGGGTCATTCAGCGGGCGGTAAAAGCCGCCGCGCAGAAGGCCGGCATTCCGAAGCTGGTGCATCCTCACACCTTGCGCCATTCATTCGCCACGCACCTCCTGGAGAACGGCAGCGATATCCGCACCGTGCAGGAGCTGCTCGGGCACTCCGACGTGAAGACGACAATGGTGTACACCCACGTACTCAACCGCGGCGGCCGCGGCACGGTGAGCCCGCTCGACAGGATTGCATGATGACCCCCGCCCACATCATTCTCGCCCGCCTGCTCGCCCGCCAGGCCGTGCGGCGGCATTTGCAGCAGCAACCGCCCGCGCCGCGCGGCACGCAGCCCGACCGTTCAAAGCGCCCCGTTCAAAGCGGGGCGGCACCGCAGTAATCTCCACACACCATGCGCACAGCAGCCTACCTCCGCTACTCATCCGACGCCCAGCGCGATGCCAGCATCCGCGACCAGCTCCGCAACGTCGAAGCCCACTGCGCCCGCGCGGCCTGGCCGTCCCCTGCGGTCTATCAGGACCAGGCCATCAGCGGCGCGCGCAACGACCGGCCGGGCTATCAGGCCATGCTCGCCGCGGCCGAGTCCGGGCTGATCGACGTGCTGCTCGTCGACGACCTGTCGCGCCTGTCGCGCGACCACATCGAGAGCGCACAAGCGATCCGGCGGCTGAAGTTCGCGGGCGTGCGCGTGATCGGCGTCAGCGACGGCGTGGACACCGCCCGCAGCGGCTACAAGCTCGAGGCCGGGCTGCGTGGCCTGATGGGCGAGCTCTACCTGGACGAGCTGGCCGCCAAGACCCACCGCGGGCTGATGGGCCAGGCGCTCGACGGCTACAGCGCAGGCGGCCTGCCCTACGGCTACCGCAGCGTGCACGACGGCAACGGACACAAGCGGGTGATCGACGACGCGCAGTCGCAGTGGGTGCGCTTCGTCTTCGAGCGCTACGCGGCGGGCGCGAGCGTGCGGCAGATCGCCGACGAGCTCAACCGCCAGGGCGTACCCTCGCCGCGGGGCGGCACGTGGGCGCACTCCGCGCTGTACCCGGACGCCAAGGGCGTGGGCATGCTCGGCAACCCGATCTATGCTGGGCGGCAAGTCTGGAACCGGACCGCGTGGGTAAAAGACCCGGAAACCGGCCGGCGGCGGCGCACGATGCGCCCGCGCACGGAGTGGGTGATTGTGGAATCCCCCGAGCTGGCGATCATCGACGCCGACACTTGGAACGAGTGCGAAGCGCGCACGCGAGCCCAGCAGCGCGCCACCGCCGGGCGGCGTGCGAAGGGCAAGGGGGCCGGCGGGCGCGGGCCGAAGTACCTGTTTTCCGGGCTGCTCAAGTGCGGCGTGTGTGGCGGGGCCTACGTCATCCAGACCCCCACGCAGTACGGCTGCGCCACGCACAAGGACCGCGGCCCGAGCGTGTGCGCGAACCGGCTGAAAGTGAAGCGAGCGACCATCGAGGCCGTGCTGCTCGCCGGGGTGAAGCGCGAGCTGCTGAGCGACGACGCCTACCGCGCCTTCGAGTCCGAGGCGCGGGCGCTGCTGAAGGCCGAGCGCCCCGACCCGGCCAGCGCGCGGCGCAGGCTCGCGCAGGCGCAAAAAGAGCTGGGCAATCTGATGGCGGCGATCAAGGCCGGGATCATCACGGCGACGACAAAAGAGGCGCTGCAGGATGCAGAGCGCCAGGCCGACGACGCCCGCGCCGAGCTGCAGGCCATCGAGCGCTTCGAGCCGTCGCAGATCCTGCCGCGCGCGCGCGAGATTTACCGGGATCTGGTGGCGAGCCTGGAAGCCGTGGAAGACGTCAGCGCAGCACGCGAGGCGCTGCGCCAGATCATCGGAGACGTGCGCCTGGTGCCGGAAGACGGCGCGCTGACGGCAGAAATGCAAAGCGCCGGACTAGCCGGCGCTTTGCAAATAACGGTGGTTGCGGGGGCCCGATTTGGTAGCAAGAGACGCATCCTGGTGAGCTGAGCGCCCCATCCTGCACGCCTGAAACCCAACAACGCCGCGGCCTGCGGCGTTTTTTCGTCCTCGGCGCGGCCGTTGCACATGACTCGTGACGTGCGTGCGCATCATGACGCACCCGCGTATGGTTCTCAAGTCTGGAGGGGGTGCGAAGAATAGTAACTTCAGTAACCGCCTTTGCGGAATCGGCCCACAGGCCCCGCCATTGCTGGCGATACGACGTTTGCAAAAAGGTAATTTCGAAGTAATCAAAAAGTAATCTGGTTACTCTTTCAGAAGGTGACATCAACGGCTTTTTAACTTCAACAAAATCAACCACTTGCGAACAAGTTACCTTTTTGGTTACTCGGAATTACCTTTCAACGGTAACCACTCGGCCCGCTTGCAAAACAAGGACTTGCGTGCGATTTCCGGGCCGTTTTCGATGCCCGTTACCCTGGTTACTATTCTTGGCGCCCCCGCCCGGATTCGAAGTTTCCCGCCCCCCTGGGCATGGGTACCGAACACCCCCTGAACACGCAACGCCGCGCAACCGCGATTGAAGGCCATGGATGCCCGGCACGCCCAGTGCTGGCGCTGCTCTTCGCCCGGCGCGTCGGTGCGCTTTTTCCGCTCCACGAAGCGGGCAGGCGTGGCGGGGGGACGAGCGCGCGCGCTGGGGGTGCGTGGGGGGGGCGCGGGGCGCGGGCGA